GGTAAGACGAGTGCCTGCAACTACGAGATTAAGAAAAGCCCGTTTATTGAAACGGTCATGGAAAACAACTAGACGAGCTAAACTACGCCGTTCTATGATTAAAAGAAGAATGAGTATGCGTAGGAGAAGTTCATTAGGATTAAAATAAAATGGCATGGGTTACTGTTCCAGGTTCAAATGGTGTTTGGGAATACGAAAACACCGCTACAGGTTCTGACACATATACTGATGCTAATGGCACTTACTCTGGTGGAGTAAGAACTTTTACAAGACCAAGTGGAGCAACAGAACAAATTTATGCTAGATGTAGGAAAGCAGGTGAAACCATTGAGCGTGGTGAACTTTCTAAAACCTACTATGATGCACAAGTTTAAGGGAAGAGATAAATGAAACTCATTACAGAAACCGTAGACAATGTAAAATATCTTACAGAAGCTTCTGAAGACGGCAAGAAGCGTTTGTATATTGAAGGAACATTTTTGGTTGGCGATGCAGTTAATCGTAACAACAGAATGTATAAGATGGATACGCTCAGAGAAGAGGTTAAAAGATATAACGAGGAGTATATTAAAACGAATCGTGCATTAGGTGAATTAGGACATCCTGATACACCTACTATCAACCTTGAGCGTGTGTCACATAAAATTGTATCCCTCAAAGAAGATGGTAATACATTTTATGGAAAAGCTCAAATTTTAGAAACACCTTATGGTGATATTGTTAAGAATTTTATCGACAATGATGTTAGTATTGGCGTTTCATCAAGAGCTTTAGGGTCAGTCGTGCCGACTAAAGAAGGATATAATTTAGTGCAGGATGACCTAAAACTCGCCACAGCGGCTGATATTGTGGCTGATCCATCTGCACCGGGCGCCTTTGTAAATGGCATTATGGAAAATAAAGAATGGATGTTCGTTGAAGGACGCTTCGTTGAAGCAGATTTTGATCATGCCAAGAAAACCATTAAGAAAGCATCAGCAAGAGAAATCGAAGCGGTTGCTTTAAAACTTTTTGAAAACTATATAAGAAAACTTTAATTTTATAAATAAAGAAACACATAAGGAGAATCCTAATGGCAACAAATAAACTAATGGAAGCAGCTGCTGATATTCTTACTAAAAGTAAGGCATCGGCACCAGCTATGCCTCCACAAAAGTTAGAAGGTGAAGTGCAAGATTTAGGTGGTCCAACCAACACTAACTCTAAACCACTTGACGATTCTAATAAACTTAAATCACCTGACACTGATCACTCAGCGAAAAATAAAGCTTCTATCGCTACTAAACCATCAGCTGCTTCTGCTAAAATGGAAGATGCTGAGGTTGAAGTAAATGACGAAGACATCATTGAAGAAGATGAAAATCTTGAAGAAATGAAACATTCTAAAAAAGAAGCTAAACACGATGATGATGAAGATAAAGAAGAAGTAGAAGAAGGTTACAAAAAATCTATGAAAGAAGACATCGATGCTATGTTTGCTGATGATGAAACTATTTCAGAAGATTTCAAATCTAAAGCTGCTACAATCTTTGAAGCTCGTGTTCATGACCGTATTACTCAAATCGAAGAAGAAATCGAAGCGAAATATGCTGGTCAGTTAGAAGAAGCTGTTGAAACAATTAGACAAGATTTAACAGAGAAAGTTGATAACTATCTTTCATATGTTGTTGAACAATGGATGGAAGACAATGAACTTGCAGTTGAATCTGGTTTAAGATCAGAATTAACAGAAGAATTTATCGCAGGAATGCGTAATCTATTTGCTGAACATTACATCGATGTTCCAGCAGAAAAAGTTGATTTGGTCGATGAGTTAGCTACTAAAGTTGAAGAACTTGAAAGCAAACTTGACGAAGAAATTGAGCGTGGTGTTGAATACAAGCAAGCGCTTGTTGAATCACGCAAAAATGAAATCACTCGTGTAGTGACTGAAGGTCTCACAGATACTCAAGTTGAGAAAATTAAATCACTTGCAGAAAGTGTTGAATTCTCCACAGAGGACGAATACAAAGCGAAACTTGAAACAATCCGTGAAAACTATTTCCCATCAGATGTTAAAAAAGCTGATGCTGAACAATTACACGAAAATGTAGACGATGCAGAAGATAAGAAAGAAATCAATGATCCTTTCGTAGCTGCTGTATCACAAGCTATTTCTAAAACAAAGAAATAAATTTTAAAAACTTAGGAGAACAAAAATGTATTTGTCCGAAGGCTTACAAAAGAAATGGGAAGGTGTATTAGATCATCCTGATCTCGCACCTATTGACAACCCATACAAGAAAGCTGTTACGGCTGTTGTTCTTGAGAACCAAGCTCTCGAAATGTCTAAACAAGGCGAGATGCTTAACGAAGCTGTTCCAACTAACGCCGCATCTGCTGGTTTAGGTTCAGGTGGTGCTGCTGGTTTCTCAGGTTCTGCTGCTGCTACAGGTCCAGTTGCTGGTTTTGATCCAATTCTAATTTCATTAGTTCGTAGATCATTACCTAACTTAATCGCATATGATGTTGCTGGCGTTCAGCCAATGACAGGTCCAACAGGACTTATCTTTGCTATGCGTTCATTATACGAAGGCCAATCAGGTCCTGAAGCATTCTATAACGAAGCTAATACAGGTCACGCTGGTTTAGGTACTGCACAGTCAGACATCGAAGTTGGTGCGGCTGCAGCTAACACATTCGTAGGTAACGCAGCTGCTGTTGCAGCTATGTCAACAGCTAAAGCAGAAGCTTTAGGTGACGGTTCTAACACATTCCAAGAAATGGCATTCTCAATTGAGAAAGTAACTGTTACTGCTAAAACTAGAGCTCTTAAAGCTGAATACTCTATCGAATTAGCACAAGACTTAAAAGCAGTTCATGGTCTTGACGCTGAAACAGAGTTAGCAAACATCTTATCATCAGAAATTCTTGCTGAAATCAACCGTGAAGTTGTTAGAACTATCTACTCAACTGCTAAAACAGGTTGTCAAGCAGGTACAACAACTGCTGGTCAGTTCGATTTAGACACTGATTCAAACGGTCGTTGGATGGTTGAAAAAATTAAAGGTCTTGCTTTCCAACTAGAAAGAGAAGCGAATACTATCGCCAAGACAACTCGTAGAGGTAAAGGTAACATTGTAATCTGCTCATCAGATGTTGCTTCTGCTCTTGCAATGGCAGGTCTATTAGATTACAACCCAGCTCTACAAGGTCAAACAAACTTAACAGTTGACGATACAGGCAATACATTTGCAGGTACATTATTCGGTCGTATCAAAGTTTATATCGACCCATATGCACCAGTATCAGCATCTAAAGAGTTTGCTGTAGTTGGTTACAAAGGCTCTAACGCTTATGACGCTGGCTTATTCTACTGCCCATATGTTCCATTACAAATGGTTCGTGCAGTTGATACAGGTACTTTCCAACCGAAAATTGGCTTCAAAACTCGTTACGGTTTAGTTGCTAACCCATTCGCAGAAGGTACTGCACAAGGCGAAGGCGCATTAAATGTGTTATCAAACAACTACTACCGTGCATTTAAAGTTGCTAACTTAATGTAATAGTAGTTTGAAACATTAGTTTCACGAAAAAGAG